CATTGGGTGATCCCATAAGTCACTACTCCTGTTTAAAAATTCTTTAACTTAATTGCCTGTAGCAATCCAAGATGAAGTGTCAGGTGACCAAGCGAATGAATTTTGTTGATCGTCTTTACCAATCCATCTCTTTCCAGCTTCATCCCAAGAAATAAAGTATCTTACGTTATCTCCATAAGTTGTAACTGTTGGATATGCAACTGGTGCTTGCCAGTCGTCATTAGAGTCTAGCGACCAAGATGCGAATGGTTGTGGTGCAATGAATTTATTTTTTGTGGAATCAAACGTGTAACCAATTCCAGCATATTGTTTTCTGAAATTATTGTTATAAGAAGTTTGAACCCATCTATTGCCAGATGTGAAAGGAACGATTTTTTTAACCGCTTCTTCAGCTCCAGCAGATTGATCACCGCCATTTGCGTTTACGTCATTGTTATCAATAACAACAACTCTTAATACTAAACCGTAACTGTTTACTTCTGCAAAATGTGCCATATTTTTTACTCCTTATTGTTTGTTATAGTATAAATTTTCATAAAAAGAAAGTGGTTAATTTATTCTGTTACTAATGTTCCAGATACTGTAAATGTAGCCACTTTACAACCTCCTGCTGGAGCTGGTAATGTAGTTATTGTGTTAGTTCCTGGTGTAGCTGAAATACCAGCACTTCCTGGAGCTCTAACAATAATAATACCTGATCCGCCTGAACCTGAACCAAAACCAGAACCACCGGCTCCTCCACCTCCTCCACCTGTATTAAGATCACCAGGTGTTCCAGAAGAATTAGCTCTTCTTCCACCATTTCCTCCACCACCACTTCCTCCTAAACCTATTGAAGGTGCTGGAGCATTAACGTTAACACCTCCACCTCCTCCACCTGCATAAGTTACTGGTGAGCCAGATATTGAGTTAGCAGAACCTGCTCCACCAGGACCCGCTTGTGTTGGAGTTGCAGCTGTTCCTACAGCACCTGCTCCACCTCCACCACCAGCTTTACTTGTACCACCTGGAGTTTCAAATCCTATACCACCATTATTTCCTTGAGATGGACTTGTTGGTGGACTATTTCCTGATCCCGCTGCATTAGGAGCACAACCACCTTGTCCTCCACCACCTGAACCACCATTTTGACCTATTATAACTCCAGCAGGAGAACATATATATCCTCCACCACCTCCACCTCCTGCTGATGTAATTGTTGAAAAAACTGAATCTGTACCATTTGAACCTTTATTATTACTTGTAGTTCCTGAACCTCCTCCTCCAACTGTTACTGGATAAACTGTATTTGCAGTTAAAGATAATTTTGTTCCTCCAGGAAATGAAGTACGATAACCTCCAGCTCCACCTCCACCTCCTCCACCACACCAACTTCCTCCTCCACCACCGCCAGCTACTACTAAATAATCTGCAGTGAATGGTGAACCTGAAGTCCATTGTCCAGCTTTCTTGTAATTATATGCGTCATTAATTGACCAGACTCCTGGTGCTAATGTTTTTGTTAATTCTTGAATTATAACTATACCTGAACCACCTGCTCCACCATTGATACTTGGATTTCCTCCTCCACCACCACCTCCACCTCTATTAGTTGTTCCATTACCAGCGGCAGTTGCTCCACCTGCACCAGTACCACCTGGATTACCTGTTCCTCCTGATGAAGTATTAGTTCCTGAACCGCCTCCTCCACCTCCAGCATATGTTACTGAACTACCTGAAATTGAATTTGTTGTTCCTGCTCCTCCAGCTCCTCCTTGTCCTGAAGGACTTGAACTTGGTGTAGGTGCAGTTGTACCTGCAGCTCCAGATCCACCACCTCCTCCAGCCGCTAAACCTGGAACAGGATAAGGACCACCACCACTATTTCCGTTACCACCAGAATTTCCTTGAGGAGGACTTACAGGAGGAGTATTACCTGTTCCACCTGTAGCAGCACCTCTAGGATCTTCATATCTAGTTCCACCTCCACCACCACTTCCACCTGAATTACCATTATTATTAATACCACCACCTCCACCACCACCTGCTGATGTAATTGTTGAAAAAATAGATGAATTACCAGTAGTTCCAATATTTCCTGAACCACTACAACCTGCTGTAGCTCCAGCTCCTCCTGCTCCTACTGTAATTGGATAAGCCGTTGCAGCTGTAATTTGAAAAATTCCACATGGAAATGAAGTTCTATAACCTCCTGCTCCACCTCCTGCTCCACCATTTGATCCACCACCTCCACCACCTGCTACTACTAAATAGTCAACAAGTTTTGTTTGTGGTCCCGATGTATATGTTCCTGATGATGTAAAACTTTGTGCTGAAGTAGTAGATGCTACTGATACAAGTGGATCATTAATTGGTCCGATAATTCCGCCATTTGCCATAGCCCGAACCTCCGATTAACTTATATCTTCGTAACTAATAACTAGATCTATAGATGAACTTGCACTAGCACTACCTACTAATGATTGATTCTCTAATAAGTAAAAAGTATTATTTTTATCTATGATAGATAATGTTGCGCTTGATGGTACAGAAATATTATTTGCCATTTCAAATGTTGTTCCACCACCACTTGCTGATGTGTTAAGACCGAATATGACATTCGTTGCTGCTGAAGTTATGTTTGCAGCTAAAACTGATTCTACTTTTAAAACTTTCCCCGATCCTGTAGCGTTGACTAATAATACTGTGTTCGCAGTTGTTGACATGCTGATACCAGTTGTTTGACCGTAGATTGCTGTTACTGCTACTATATTTGGATTTGCCATATTTTTTTCTCCTTGTTAATTATTATCCGAAAACTAATGCAAAAGCAATAGACTTTCCAGCTGAAATTCCAGTATTAACCTGAAAAGACGGCGTAGAAGTTCCGTTAGATGTTAATATATATCCAGCTGTACTACTATTTATACCACCAAAAGCACCATTATTATTAAATTGAACTTCTGTATTTGATCCACCTGGTGAATTAACTTGATCTGTAAAAGCTGTAGCAACAGATGTTGTAGCAGCATCTACGAATATATAATTTTTAGAACCTGTTCCAATAGATACCGTTGTAGAACCTCCAGAAGAAATTGTAGCTGTTCCACCTGAATTATTTACAATGATATAATCTTTATCAATATTAGGAACTGTAATTGTAACTGTTGTTGCAGATAATGCTCCATTAAGAATAATAATTTTATTTCTTCCTGCTTCGTCTGTGTAAGTTGTAGAAGATGAATTTGTTGTGAATGGTAAAGTTGTACTACCTGTAAGTGTAAGTGTGTAGACACCTGCAATTGCTGCATCAATATCTTGTAGGTTAACGTTTGTAATGGCACCCCATGTTCCAGAGTTTTCGCCAGTTGCTTGTAAGTTTAAACCTAAATTACTAAATGTACTTGCCATATTAAATTCTCCATATCACTTTTAATTGGTTATATCAACCCATGTTTGACCAGTAGTCGGGTTTATAGCAGACCAGCTTTGACCTGTTGTTGGGTTTATTATTACCCAGCCATATATTGTAGGATTTCCAGCACTTAAAGTCAATTGATTTGATGTAGGGATAATAACCTGATCTGTTGAAATTATTATATTTCCAACACCTACGGTTAGTTGATTTCCTATTACAAAGTATCTTGATTCTATATTAACAGTACCAACGCTTATATTAACAGTTGATCCAGTAGCTGTAACTCCAGCTCCTAATGAGAATGTAGGAGTACCTAATTCAATAGTTACTTCATTACCATTTACATCTATAAAGTTTTTACCTATTACTTCAGCATTACCTACAGATGTAATAACACTTGATCCTGTAGCTTGAACAACAGTTGGTAAAGCAATTGTAACTTGACCTGTTCCAATTTGAACAGAAGAACCTGTTGCTGTAATGATATTATCTAAACTAAATGTAACAGCTCCAGTTTGTATATCTAATTCTTGACCAACAACTGCATCAGTTACATTACCACCTGCAATAATATTTGGATTTTGTACTAATAGATCTAATAAATTTGTAGTTGTATCTACATTAGATTTACCAACAATTGTTGCATCACCAATTACTAAACTTAAACCATTTCCAGTTACTTGAACAATTGCTTGTCCAGTAAACTCTATGGTTCCTGTTTGTAATTGTAAATCATTTCCAACTAAAGTGACTTCAGTTTTTCCTGATACAGATATTGTTCCTGAATTTAATAATAATGGATCAATTGGAACAGATTCATTCCAAGCGCCTTCTCCCCATGTAACACGACCCCAACCTTGTGCTACACCAACTTCTACAACTACATCAGTGGTTTGTTGACCCCACTCACCTTGACCCCAAGTATAGTTGCCCCAAGTATTATTAGCCATAATTTTATGGCAAACCTACTACGATATTCTCAAGATTGCGCTTGTTGAATTCGCTGCTGGGAACTGAATAGTAAAGTCGCCGTTAGTTGAAGTTTTATCACCACCAAAATCTAATACCACAACTGCTTTTGCTGATTGAGTTGTGTTATAGATTAAAGCGCATGATGCTGTAATGGTTGCTGTAGAAAAAGTTGCATCAGCAAAATCTACATAAGAAATATTTTGTCCAACTGCAACACCAAGATTTGTAAGAGTTGTTCCACCTGCAGAATATCCTGTACCACTAACTTCATTAGTAGTTGTATATACAGTTGTTCCTGTTGCAGAAAAACCTGTAACAGTTGAATATAATGCTAATCTAAAAACGTTTCCGCCTGGTGTTGAAAAATTATGAACTGCTTCAAAAAGTTCTTCTTTAAAACTGTCTGGTACTATATTTGCCATATTAACTCCTTAATTATTTTCCTGGTGGCGGAGAATCTACTACAACTCTAGGCTCGCCGTCAACATATTCGTCTCTTCTTCTTCTACCTGTTTGTTCAACACCAAATGATTCTCTGGCTTGTTGATATGATTGTTCATATACTTGTATCATATTATCAGGACCTTTCAAGTATTTATATGCTTCTACTAAAGAACCGTAAAGAAGTAAATCTTGAGCATAAGTAGATATATAAGTAGTTGAAGTTACTGAATTTCCAGCAGTTATAGAAGTACCTTGAGAATAATAAGCAATATTAATTGTATAAGTCGTATTAGGAGTTGGTGCTACAAACCATGTAGTTTCATTCCAGTTTGCCCAATATCTTGGTTTTTCATAGTAAGTAGAAGATGTTGGAATGTTATTAAATTCTGCCATGTAAGAACTATCTTTTTGTTCTAATGTAGAAAATTCTCCATCTGGAGAAATCATTTCAACATATCTAATATTTCTTAAACCTGATGGAACAGAAATAGTTGTTGTTCCAGCTGTTGTAACTGAAGATGCATATAATCTATAAGCATCAATATTTAATTCTCTAAAAATTCTATTTTCTGTATTTTGAACAATCACTGAAACGGTAGAATCAGATAATCCATTGCTATCTACTTCTGTATAGTTTCTAATTTGAGTTACTAATTGTGAATACGTAAGTGCCATATTATAAAGTTTCTACTGTTGCGTTTCCTCCACCAATTAATGTGTCAAAAGTTCCAGTTCCTGACGATGCATTAAAGGTATAATTATCTGCGTTAACAACTGTTATACTATATCCTGTTGAGGTTGTTAATACTGTTTGTTGAAATCCCGAAGTTGATAGAAATGCATTAATCACAGTTACATTGTAAAATCTAACCGTGTTTCCTGTTACTTTACCATGACTTGGTTCACTTACATTGATTGTAGAACTTCCAACGGTTGTTTTAAATGCATTATTAGGTAATGGAATTGGAGATTGAGTTACAGAAACTTGTGGTCCTCCAAATAATCCACCAGTTGTTGCAACTGTGTTTGCATTAACACTATATTGATTTGAATTAACAACAGTTAATGTAAAAGCAACTGTTGTATTTAATAAGGCATTTGTAAATCCGTTTCCTCCAACTGCATCTGTAAATACAATTTTATTTCCAGTTGATTTTTCATGACCAGGTTCAGTAACAACGATTGTTGAACTACCTGCCGTTGCTAAAAATGGATTGTATTGTAATAAAATAAAAGATTGTGGTTCTACACGATCAGGTCGTGCATCTTGCAAGCCTTGCGGATCGTTGCCTGGTATTTTAGGTTCTAATTGAGGTTGCTTTGGTTCGTATTCTGTGTAATGAACAAATGATCCATTCCACTCGGTTACCATTTCGTCGTACGGGAATCGTTGGCCCGATCTATCTGATATGGCATAAGACTTCTTACCTGTGGCAAAAGAAGTCATTAGATGCCTTCTCCATAATATGTTTTAGGAGATATGAATGTAGAAGTTCTTTGACCATCTTCTTGTAAAGCTCTCATCAATTCATCTTCATACATCATTTTTAACATATCAGCTTTTTCTGGTTTGTAAGTAATACTTAAATAATAAGCTAAACCTGAAGTTAAAGCCGGTAAAAATCTAAATACAACATCTGGTGTATTTGTATATCTTCCAGCATCTTCAATTCTTGCAAGATAATAAAATCTTAATTGATAATTGCTTGGTGTACTTGCACTAGAGAATCCAGATCCTGGTGTTTGATATAGAAATATACTTGGTTGATATGTTCTTTGAACATAATATTGAGATGGAGTTCCTTGAGATAATTTATTTGGTAAAGCTGCATATGCAGATCTAT